TACAGATAAATTTGGTGGTTTTTATCCAGGACAATTTGTTAGAATCAACAGTCTTGCCCCATTTTTTACTGGAAAAAAACGTAAATTTTTACTAACTGTCACCAATTTTGGTGTAACAGACACTTTTTCGATACGAACAGATCCAAATTCGGATTTAAACCTCCAAAATAACTTTTTTGTTTTTATAAACGATATTTTACAAAAACCAGAAGAATCTTATAAAATAATTGGGTCGCAAATAATTTTTAGTGAAGCACCAAAAGCAAATTCAAAATGTTTAATTTTATATTATAGGGGATCAGATTTAGATGTAGAGCAAATAGATCCACCATTAACAATTAAAGAAGGTGATTCTATTCAAATTGGAGAAAACATATTAGATCCATTTGATAGAGAACAATTCGAACGTGTTGTGAAAAAAATTGTTTCATTTGATTCACTTGACACGTTTCCTTATGATAGTCTTGGAATTAATACTGACTTCAAAAAAGCAAGACCTCTTAATTGGATTAAACAAACAAGAGATAGAATTATAAATGGTGTTTTGTATTCAAAGGGGAGACCAGATCTCAAATCAAGAAATACACCAACAACAAGAATTATTAAATCGGTTGAAAAAAATGACATTACAATATATGTAAATAATGCTTTTCCATTATTCTCAGAAGACGTTGGAAGAGGATTGGCAGAGGAATTGAGAGATATTATTGTTCTTGATAACAAAACAGTTGAGTTTGCATCTGGAACTGCTAGTGTTTCTGTGGCATCAACTGTTTCAAACATTACAATTACAAATTCTGGTTCTGGTTATCAAACAAATCCAACGGTTCAAATTTCCTCCACATTAATATCAAGAAAAGATCCAATTTATAATTGGAAAGCAACTTCCGGAATAACTACAAATTATGAAATAAACTCAATTGCTTATGGAAATATTTTTGTTGGTGTGGGGACAAGCAGTCTTTTAGTTAAAAGTGTAGATGGAATTTCTTGGTCTGATAGTAGTATTGGGTATGGAAATTCAATAGCATTTAATTCTATTGCGTTTGGAGGAACAAATACTTACGTTGCTGTGGGGCAAACTGGAAAAATTATAACAGCAACAGGTATTGGAACTACATTATCTTCTTGGGTGGAATGTAAATTGACTAATAGAACCATTAGTTTAGTTGGAGTTCCAGTTGATGAAGACAGCACATACAATGGTGAATTTAAAGATATAACTTATTCTACGAATAAAGATACTTTTGTTGCTGTTGGAAAAACTTCAAGCATTAACAAATCTTTATTTTTTACTGCTGTTGGGATTGGTTCTACTCAGTTTTTTGAAAAAAATAAAACAAATACAAAAAATATAAACTCAATAGCAAACAATAATAATATTTTTGTTGCAGTTGGAGATGATGGGATAGTATACTATTCATTTGATACAGAAACTTGGTCTATTGTTGGAGATTTGGCAAAACCAACTACGCAAAATTTAAATAAAGTTATTTGGGATGGAACAAAATTTGTTGTAGTGGGGAATAATGGATCAATAGTAATTTCTGACAATGGAATAAATTGGTCTTTACAACCAAATATAAACATCACAAATAATTTAACAAATATAAACTATTACGACGGTGTTTATACTATATTAGATGATAATGGAAATCTATATTATTCACTTGATTTATCAACTTGGGAAAAAAGATCAACAAATCAATTGAATATAATTAAAGATTTGATTTTTGTTCCATCATTAAATTATGAAGGAAGATATATTATAGTTGGTTCTGCTGCAACAATTATGTATTCAGAACCAGTTTACAATAGAGCAACGGCAACTTCTTCAATTACAAACGGTATTGTAACTTCAGTGACAATTACAAATGGTGGATTTGGTTACTCCCAAACAAATGTTCTTCCTGTTATTTTTGAAAGTACAAAACCAAATAGAGAAAAAGTTTATTCAATAAAAGCAAAAGGTGATTTTGGAACAATAGTTGGTATTAATACCATAGGAATTGGTTTATCTTCTTTGGAATTTAAATTAAAATCAGAAACTTATGATAATGCTAATCTTGGTATTGGATATTCATCTCTTAATAAGTTTGGGATAACATATAGTCAGTTGGAACAAGGTGATTATTTTGTAATTTTTGATAGCAATGTGACTTCTGGTTATGCTTTGACAGGAATAACAACTACAACTGGAATTAGAGTTGGCACAGCAACTTCATTTATTGATGGACTTTATAGGGTAGAAAATGTTTCAAGTCCATCATCTGGAATAGTAACTGTAAGATGTGATTTCGTTCCAGTTGATGGTGGTATAAACAATACAATAAATCTTGGTATTAATACAACTGGATTTTATGGAAGATATACTTGGAGTAAAATTTATGATTATCAAAATAGAGCAAGAGAAAATCCAAAAGATTTTATTGTAAATACAAATAATGGACTGATTGGATTATCAACAGCAGCAGAAGTTTATAGAACTCGTGGTTTGATTTAGTAATAAATAGAAAAAAAGTATACTATTAAAATGCCTGCAATTATATCAGATCAATTTAGAATAATGAATGCTGAAACTTTTATAAAAAGTTTCGTTGGTGTTGGAAATACGACAAATACTTATTATACTTTTATAGGACAACCAAATGCTTTAAATTCTCAAGCAAATGGTTCTGCATCTTGGGGTGAAGGATTACCTCCATTGGATGGATTTAAAGAAGAAAGTGAAATAAAAGAAACCATTATTTCTATGAAAAAAGTCACTACAAGTGACGTAAGAAGAATGATACGAAAAAAAACTTGGGAAAGTGGTTCAACGTATGAAATGTATAGACACGATTATACAATTTATAATTTGTCTCCAATCACCAATTCTTCTTCATTATATGATGCAAATTATTATGTAATTAATGAAGATTTGAGAGTTTATATTTGTTTACATAATGGAGCAGATCCAGAAAATCCAAAAGGAAGACCATCAATAGATAAACCAGAATTTGTAGATTTAGAGCCAAGACCAGCAGGAACAAGTGGTGATGGTTATATTTGGAAATATCTTTACACGATTAAACCATCAGAAATTGTAAAATTTGATTCAATTGAATTTATTCCAGTTCCGGAAGATTGGGGAACTGTTGGTGAAAGTATTTCGATTAAAAATAATGCTATCAATGGAAAAGTACAAATTTTAACTACAACCAATAGAGGGTCTGGTTATTCTCCAATATCAGAAACATTTACAAATATTCCAATTCTTGGTGATGGTACTGGAGGAAAGGCAACAATTGTCGTTGATTCTTTTGGGAAAGTTTCTGATGCATATATTACTGATGGTGGGACTGGTTACACCAAAGGAATTATTCAATTTGAACCAGAAGCACCAGGAATTCCTAGCATATTGTCAAATACTGAAACAATTGCTACTTTTGATGTAATTATTCCACCAAAGGGAGGTCACGGATATGATATTTACAGAGAACTTGGTGCATATAGAGTTTTAGTCTATTCTCGTTATAATACTGATGAAACAAATCCTGATACTATTTTAGGCAATGATTTTGCTAGAATTGGAATTATTAAAAATCCAACAAAAATAACAAGTGATGTTGAACCATTAGATATAGCAGAAGTAAGTGCTCTAAAAGCATTAAAACTGACTGGTGCTGCTACATCATTAACAACTTATGCAGTAGATTCCAAAATAACCCAAACAACTAGTGCAGAAACGACTGCTATGGGATTTGTTGCTTCTTGGAACAATATAACTGGGGTTCTAAAATACTATCAACCAGTTGGAATAGCAACAGTTGGTGTTGGATATAAAATTAATGAATTTAGTTCCACTGGTTCATCTTTAGTAATAAATGGTGCGGCATTGGGTCCATCATTGAGTATTGATGTTGCTTTTACTGGCATTAGTACCGTAATAAATAATAGGACATATCAACTGGGAAGCAACTTTGTTGCTGGTATTGCATCTGCAGAATACAATAAAAAATCTGGTGAAATCATTTATATTGACAACAGACCACCAATACCAAGATCAGCAAGTCAAAAAGAAGATATTAAAATCGTTTTGGAGTTC